ACTTTTATATGTGTTATTATAGTAGCATGGAGTATAACGAAAGGGGATATAGCGTAAGGCCGATGGAGTCCTGTGCTATGTCCTTTTTTTATACAAAATACTGAATGCATCAAAAATAGTAGGTACTACCAGAGGGGGAGGCCACATGCGGGGCGGAAAACGGCGCGGTCCGTATCCCTAAAAAATCAAAAAGAAATTCTACATTTCGTTACGAACCTAGTAGAAGGATTAATATATGAATAAAGTGAAAAAGAATGAAATTTGGAGGCTCGGCAGTCATAGGCTGATGTGTGGGGATAGTGCAAATGAGAATGATATAGAAAGACTTATGAATGGAAAGACAGCTGATATGTTATTCACTGATCCACCATATGGTATAAGCTTTCAAAGCAATCAGCGAACCAGAAGTGAAAAGTTTGAAGTAATACAAAATGATGATGTGATTCTTCCATTCATTAAATTTATTCCGAAGTTTTGTACTGGCTTCGTTTTTATTTTTACAACATGGAGAGTTTTGAATTTATGGATTCCTGAATTTACTAAGTATCTTAATATGACAAACATGCTTATATGGTATAAAGCAAAGGGTGGAATGGGTGACTTAAAGCATACATTTAGTACAGACTATGAAGTGGCATTGGTCTCAAACCAAGGGAAAGAAATTGTAGGTAAAAGAATGGGTTCTGTTTGGAAACATGTTCCAGATGAGCCCTCGCAGTACATTCACCCAACACAAAAACCGAAGTCATTGGCAAGACAGGCAATTCTTCAGACTACAAAAGAAGGAGATTTGATACTGGATTTATTTGGTGGAAGTGGCACAACGCTTATAGCTTCAGAACAGACGAGGAGAACCTGCTACATGATGGAATTAGATGAAAAATATTGCGAAGGAATAATTCATAGATGGGAGCTTTTTACAAAGGAAAAAGCAATCAGGGAAGAAATATAGGAGAATAGATAGGATGAATCAGCAATTAACTACCGAACGAAGAAAGCTATTGGACTTAAAGGCGGCAGATTACAATCCAAGAAAAGCCTTAACTCCCGAAGATAGTGAGTATCAGAAGATAAAAAGAAGTATAGAAGAGTTTGGATATGTAGATCCGATAATTATAAATGAAGACGGCACAATCATTGGCGGTCACCAGAGATGCACAGTCCTAAAAGATTTAGGATATGAAGAGGTGGATGTAGTAGTTGTCAGTCTAGACAAGCAAAGAGAAAAGGCTCTCAATATTGCCCTTAATAAAATAACAGGTGAGTGGGATGAAATAAAATTAAAAGATTTGCTTCTAGATTTAGACCTTGGAGATTACGATATTTCAATAACAGGGTTTGAGTCGGGTGAGCTCACAGAGCTGGTGGATAGGCTTGCAATTGAGCCTGAAGCAATAGATGATGACTTTGATGAGAGTGAGGCATTGGAACAGGTATATTTGCCAAAGACGAAGCTTGGAGATGTGTGGAAGCTTGGAAGGCATAGACTTATGTGTGGAGATTCCACCTCACAGGAAGATGTGACCACTCTTATGAAAGGCGAGATTGCTGATTTAATTATTACAGACCCACCATACAATGTTAACTATGGGGATAAGGCGGAAATGCTGGATACATATCTTCAGAAAGGGCATAGAAATAACAGCAGAATAAAAAATGACAACATGGATAATGAAAGCTTTTATTCTTTTATGCTTCAGGTTTATCAAAGTGCTTATGAATTTATGCGAGAGGGAGCAGCTATATATGTCTTTCATGCTGAAAGTACCGGGCATATATTTAGACAGGCGTTCCTTGATGCAGGATTGAAGCTCGCACAATGTTTAATCTGGGAAAAGAATGCGTTTGTACTGGGCAGGCAGGACTATCAGTGGAGGCATGAACCTTGTCTTTATGGTTGGAAAGAGGGAGCAGCACATTATTTTATTAATGACAGAACACAAGATACTGTGATTTTGGAAGATGACGTGGACTTTGAAGCTATGAAAAAGGCTGACCTTATAGCATATATTGAAGATATGCATAGAAAGTATAAAGACCAAACATCAGTCATTTATGAGAATAAGCCTACAAGAAACGATATACATCCTACAATGAAGCCGGTAACACTGATTGGAAGACTTATGAGTAACTCCAGCAAGTCAGGATGGAATGTACTTGATTTATTTGGAGGTAGTGGAAGCACTCTGATGGCGGCGGAGCAGCTTGGAAGGACAGCATTCCTGATGGAACTTGATGAGAAGTTCTGTGATGTCATAGTGAAGAGATGGGAAGAGTATACAGGTCAGAGTGCAATAAGAATTTCGGGAGGTGATGGCTAATGGCAGAAGAACAGCAGGGAAGTTTTTATCGTGTTGAAGTTATCTCATCACTTTTCGGTGTATCAGTTCGTAGGGTTCAGCAGCTGACACAGGAAGGAATCATTGCTACAACAAAGACATTAGAAGGGAATAGATATGAGCTGGGTCCAACCGTACAGCGATATATAAAGTATCTTTCAGATAAGGCGTATGGCAAAAGCAGATCTGAAAAAGAAATGGAACTCAAAGAGCAAAAACTTCAAGCAGAGATTGCTCTAAAAGAATCTCAAGGAGAAATGCATAGATTAAAGACAGAGATAGCATCGGGTAAGTACATCGATATTGAAGAAGTAAAGATGGACTATAGCCGATTTTTTATTTCATTTAAGAAGTTTGCACTGTCACTCCCAAGCAGACTGTCAGGAAGAATTGCAGGATATTGTGAGCCTATGGAGCTAAGAACCGTTGAAAAGGAGTTGAATTCTGAAGTGGTAAGGTTAATGGAGTCATTCGTGGTGGCAGGATGTACGGCAGAAGAAATGGAGAAAAAGGGTCGTGGCAAGAAATCCGTATCGTAGACATGAAGTTACACGATATCAAAAAGAAGCCTTAAAACATCTGAAACCACCTGAAAATATTTCCGTTACACAGTGGGCAGACAAATACAGAATAGTCGATGCAAGGATATCAGCAATGCCGGGACCATGGAGAACGGAATATACCCCGTATTTAAAAGAAATTATGGATGAATTCAATAACTATGAAACGGAAGAAATAGTGTATGTAAAGCCTACTCAAGTAGGTGGAACAGAGTGTCTGCAGAATATGGTGGGATACATTATCCAACAAGATCCTGCTCCTACTATGATTGTATACCCGACCGACAAACTAGCAGAGTCAATATCTGAAAACAGGCTTAAACCTATGATAAAAGCTTCCGGAGGAATAAAAGAAAAATTTTTTGAAAATGACTCTTCAAAGCTTGAACTTCAGTTTGACGGAATGTATCTGACATTGGCAGGTTCAAACTCACCTTCAAGTCTTGCCAGCAAAGCAATAAGGTTTTTGTTTTTGGACGAAGTGGACAAATATCCGGGAGCATCGAAAAAGGAAGCTGATCCGATATCACTCGCAAGGGAAAGAACAAAAACTTTTCATAACAAAAAAATCTTTATAACAAGCACTCCAACGCTAAAAGACGGACATATTTGGAAGGCAAAAGAGAATGCAGATATCGAAAAACACTACTTTGTACCTTGTCCTCATTGCTCCGAGTATATTGAACTTAAGTGGAAACAGATACGTTTCCCTGATAAAGAAGGTATGAGCTATGCAGATCGTGCCGAGTTTGCAACATATGTCTGTCAAGAATGCGGCTGTATACTTACTGATAAGGATAAACCTGAAATGTTAAGGCTAGGAGAATGGAGAGTAGTAAAAGAAAACACTAAATTTGCAAGAAAGGTAGCCTTTTGGATGAACACACTATATTCTCCGTTTGTGAGGTTTTCTGAGATTGCAAAGGAGTTCTTGGACAGCAAAGATGATCCTGAACGCTTGCAAAACTTTACGAATAGCTGGCTTGCAGAACCATGGGAGAATACAAAGTTAAAAACAAGTGCCGAATTGGTGCTTGAAAGACAAACGGAGTATGAAGAATTTATCGTACCTGAATGGGCAAAAATACTTACAGCCGGTGTGGACGTGCAGGAAAACTGTTTTTATTGGAGTATAAGAGCTTGGGGTGATTACTTCACAAGTCAAAACATTGCTCACGGACAAGCACACTCGTTCACTGAAATAGAGAGAATAATGAACCTGGCTTATTTAATGCCGGACAGTACTCCACTGGTAGTGTCACTGGCACTTGTAGACTCAGGAAATGATACGGATACGGTATACGATTTTTGTGCAAATAATTCCGAGTGGGCACTGCCGAGCAAAGGTTCATCAAATACAATGCTTACACATTACAGACTGTCAAAAGTAAATAAAGTTGACAGTAAGGCATTCGGAATGAATCTTGTACTTGTGGATACAGGAAAATACAAGGACATGATTGCAGGTCGTATGCGGAAGGAGAACGGTCAAGGTTCTTGGATGGTATATTCCGGATGTGATATGGAGTATGCACAGCAGGTAACGGCTGAGCATAAGGTCAATGTTAAAAACGGAAAGGGACAAATAAAACAGGAGTGGAAACCGAAAACATCTCATGCCGCAAATCACTATCTTGATTGTGAGGTTTATGCCATATGTGCGGCAGATATCATGGGAGTAAGAACAATACACCTTAACAGTATTAATGAGGAAACGGTTCAAGTTAAGCAAGATAATAATAGTCAGTATACACCAGAAGAAAACTGGATCAATCAAAATGAAAATTGGACATAAGGAGAGTGTGATGGATAGAAGAAAAGATGGTTCAAGTCCTGAAATAAAGGAAGCTGAAAATTTAGGGAGGGGGTACAGCCTTGAAAGTAAGGGCTTTATAAAGACGGAAGGTTTTGAGAAGGTTGTGGTTTTATTAATGACAGCCTGCAGTGAATTGTGGAAACTTATGGAAAGTAAAAAGAGTTTCCGCATGGAATTATTTTATGATGCAAAAACCCTTAATACTGATTACCGTTTTTTCACTCCTGATGAGAAAGAGTCCGAAGCTTGCAGCAATCAGGAATGCAAATCCGACTTGTATCAAAATCTTCATCTATGAAAAAACAAGCAGACTTAAAATCAGATGTCCAAGTCATACCGTTAAAAGCTATTGTATTTAAAAGGCTTGTGAGTGCTGATTTTTCCGTTTCGGTTAGTTTGGAAAAGTTTATCTCATATTTCTGTAGAGCCATAAAAAGTTTTCCTTTCTGATATGGATAGGATTTATATAAAGCATAGGAAACATTAAGTATAAAGTCAATAAAAGGAGAGAAAATGGATACAAATTATACGGCGGAAGAAATGATTACAGAAGTTAATAATGCCATATATGCTGTTTTGGTAGGAGGGCAGTCATATAAGATCGGAACAAGACAGATGACAAGAGCAGATCTTAACCTGCTGTACAAAATGAGAAATGATCTGACGGCACAAATAGTGGCAAAAGGTGCAAGCAGTCTGTTGGACGATACATTCGTTGCAGTATTCAGTGATCGTTAAAAGGAGGAGATGTGAATTGGTTAGATAATCTTATAAGTTTTTTCTCTCCTGAATGGGGAGTGAGAAGAGAAGCATGGCGGCAAAACTTGGAAGAAATAAGAAACTATGATGCCGGAGATTACTCAAGGGGCAATGCAAACTGGAGGGTAATGAATCAATCTGCGGAGTATACTGATAAGTATAGCAGAGATAATGTCAGAGCAAGAGCAAGAGATCTTGAGCGAAACTCAGACATGATGAATTCAGTAATAGGGGCATACAAGAGAAATGTCATAGGTGGAGGATATACTCTTCAGACCAAGACAGGAAATGACAAATTAAATGACACCATAGAAGCTGCATGGAAAAAGTGGTGCAAAAAACAAAACTGTGATGTAACCGGCACACAGTCATTTATGCAGATAATGAGAATGTGTGTCAAAAGAAAAAAGGTAGATGGCGGCATTTTGATTGTAAAAAGATATACAAAGGATGGATTCCTGCCGTTTAAGCTTCAGACATTTGAAGTTGATGAACTTGATAATTCACAGATGACTCCTAAAAATCAAGGAAATAAAGTAGTCGGAGGAATAGAGCTGAACGAATACAACAAACCTGTCGGATATTGGATAAGACAGTATCCCGTGGATAGCTTGGCTCTTACAACTCCGGTGTATATAGATGCCAAGGATGTCATATTCATGTATACAAAACATCGCCCCTCACAGGTCAGAGAAATAAGTGATATGAGTCCGACTATAACAAGGATACG